AAAGCAATGTTAACAAGGAGTCTGTCACCTTGTAAATAACCACGGTAGTGCCTACCACGATAAAGGTTAATAAGTCTTTGCCAAAGATTGTCATAGTTTTCATTCTTGCGCCAGTTTCTAGAGTAATCAACTTTTTTTCTATAGCTTGATAATTTATCATAATTACTTTGTCTTGCCATGTTAGCAGTCCCACTTCTTTAATGCCAACGCTTTACGTGTTGGTCTTCCTTTTGCATCCTTCATTGGTCCTGGATTTCCTTCCATCCTAGCGCAAAATGATTTTCTTCTTGCTGCAGATTTTGGTGATTTAGCTGCCTGCTTAGCGGTAACTGGTGGCTTTAGATTCATACCTTGAGCTTTTGCGGATGCGCGGCCTTTAGCATTTAATCCACCTGTAGGACTCTTACCTTCTTTTCTTTGCCATGCAGGAGTCTTAGCCATTATTTCTTTTTCCTTGCAGCTTTCATATTATCATACTTTAAATTAGTTGCTTGACGAGCCTTATTAGCTTTTGCGTCTTTTGCTTTAGCAGCTACTGTCGCTTTTTCTTTTTTAGCTTTTTCTTTTGCATTTTTCATTATTCCACCAGCAGCTAGCCCTATTGCAGCAGCAACCTTAACTGCAGGAGGAGCGGGAATTATGCCTCTTTTGGCAACTGATTTGCCAACAACCTTTGCTCCTTTGCTAACAACTTTGCCAATAGCTTTGGCAGCCTCTTTAACTGGTATAGGAATGTCGACATTTGGTTTAGCGGTTGTTGATTTCTGTGCTGCTTTGTATGCTTTGCCCATTGGTGTATTTGATGTTTTCATTATTTTTTTTTCGCTGCTTTCATATTATCAACTAAATTTGGGTAAGGTCTACCTGCAGCTTTAGCAGAAGCTTTTGCTGATGCTTTTTGTGCAGCTGTAAGTTTTTTTGGCGCGCCTAAAGATTTAGGACGTGCCTTTTCCCATACTGGTTTACTTTTTTTTGCCGCCATTTTTCTTCTTCTTTCTAGGAGTATAATTCTTAGTTGTTGTAGAAGGTAATGCAGGATACTTAGGATTACCTGCCATTATCTAGCGTTTGAGTTTGAAACAAATGTTACAGTAAGTTCAACATCGCCTACCGAAACAAAAGCTGGCGATGAAAATATATCACCATAAATAGCAACAAATGTTAAACCAGCAACTGGAACTCTAAATATTTGACGTTCAGATGATGGACTTGCACCAGCTTCTGTAGTAACTGCTGTTGTCCAGTTTGTTCCCGAAATAGATTGAACAGCCAATAAATCTGTACCTAATGGTCCTGGACCATTAGAACCGTAAAATTCTATGTTGCCATTCCATACTCCGTTAAGTTGAATAACGCAGTCTGTATAGTCAGCGCACTTAAAGGTTTTCCATGGATATGGTGATTGAGTGCTGTTGAGTGTGTCTGTATAAGTTAACATTATTTACCTTTTCCTTTTGTTTCTACCAATTTATATTTTGGTGGATTAGTGAGTAAGGTTACTACTTTATAACCTTTAGGGATATTTGTTGGATACTTTCTTGAACCACTTCCACCTTGGTACTGACGGTCAACTGGCTTACCACCTGCAGAAGGACCCTTCTTGCTTGTGTCTACTGGCTTCTTTGCTGCTGGTTTAGATGGCATTTTTGCTCTAATCATTGAGCCAGCTGCTGGTGTTGCAAGAACTTTTCCAACCTTAGCAACTGCTTTACCGGCATTCTTTGCAATATCAAGTGGAGCAGATGCAACATCACCAACAGTTATATTGGCAACTTTGCCTGCAACCTTGCCTGCGCCTTTAGCAACTGCTCCAGCACCTTTAGCTGCACCCTTGCCTACTGCTGCAACAAACTCTGCTTGCTGTTTAACGCTATTGCCAGCAGCCTTAAGAACATCTTTGCCTTCACCTACGATGCCTTTACCGCTGTTCATCTTTTGACTTGCTGCTTTTCCAATTGCTTTTCCAGAATCAGAACCTTGAGCAGACATAAAAGCTTTACCCATTGGGCTATTCATTACTTCTGTAGCTCTGTTTACCTTTTTACCTAATGTTGGTTTCTTACTTGCCATCTTTTTTTCCTACTTTCTTTAATACTTCTAGTCGTTGTTTAGCTGTGGATAATCTTTTTTCTGCTTTGGTTACTTCTTTTTTAGCAGCCTTGACTGCTGGCACTTCTATTTTTTTACCTTTAGTTACTTTTCCTGTTTTAATTTTAGGATATGATTTTATTTCTTTCTTCATTTTTTGTCCTTTAAATGCCAATCAATATGACCATCTAGTTTGTCAGCAATCTTATCTATCTTGCCGGCTAGAACGCCGTGCTGTTCACTGCTTTCTTTTCTAAACAATTGTATTAATACAACCATTGGTCCACCTATAATAGCAACAGCTACTGGCACCAACCACTCCATCAGATTAACTCTTTACGACTTGATACTTTTTCAACGTTAGGCATTGCTTCATACATTCTTTGAGTCTCTCTAATGGTTGTATCATTCCATGTAGACTTGCCATAACTTGCTCCCCTGAACCCAAACTTGATGCCTTTGATGTGGCAGCTAAAGCAAATACCACGTTTGATATCATTCTCTTCTGAAATTTCTTTGGAACAATCCAAACAGTGCATAAAAACTCCTATATAAGTATAGTTCACTCGTTACATTATATCAGTAACTATTGAATTCACCTATCCAATAACGCTCTTTAGTCTTAATTGGCTTATGTAATTTCTTTTCAAAGTAATTCATGGTTCCCCATGGAGAGTCAGTTTTAGGCTTATACTCTGGCAGCCAGACATATTTAAGCATCTGGTTAGCAATGGCTAAACTCATAACTCGGTCGTCGTGTGGAGAACCATGGGTTGAACCATTGTCGTCACGGACAAAGGTCTTAAGTTCAGCTATCGTATATTCACATCGTAGGTCTAATGCACCATCTCTTAGATTAGCATTTAGTTCATCTATAGCTAAAGGCTTAGTTAATGTTGTTGTGCGCCAACCCAGTGCCTCTGTGGCTTCAGCGTGGCGTTGGTTTAATCTACGCTGTCTATAAAGATTAATATAATTAGCTTTATTTAAAGCAGTTAAAGTTGTTAAGCCGTGGTTATTAGACTCAACACCTATTAAAGCTTCATTATAAAAGAAACCCAATGCATAAAGAACTTCTTCGCCAAACTTGTCTGGGTCAATATGACCATGCCAATGGGCAACTATAAGACCAGACTTAGCATCAATAACATGAGCGGTAGAATAGTCACCCCTAGCCAATCCTTCGGCCACGTCAGCTCCAATAGCATAAACAGCTCCTGCCTGTGGTGTTTGCCATACGGAGAGCGGTCCACCGGAGGACTCAAACATATAAGAGTTTCGAACATCAGAAAGTTTTTTATTAAAACCTTTCTTAGGGGTTGTTGTAATAAATCTATTTAAAGCGTCAATGTCAAATACTGGTCTGCCAGAACGAATGAATGCTTCTTCTGGATTAGATGGGTACTCTTGGTGTAGTTGCCATATTGGTAGTTCTGCGGCTTGTGCATCATACCAAGCTTGGTCACGACCAGACGCTGACCATGGAAAGAAGATTCCACGGAAACGGTTAGTCCCAGTCTGTGACCCATGCCATAAGTTAAAGAATATATTACCTTCACCCTTGGCAGTAGATAGACAGATTACACGACCACCTACGTCAGCAATTGGCTCTATTGATGCCCAGGCTTCCTCAGGATTCGGCAAAAATGCCATCTCGTCGATTATAGCCAGATACACCGATTCACCTCTAGCAGGCTCGTTAGCTGATGGCATTGATTCAATTACAGAGTCATTACTAAAGGACATCTTAAGAACGTTATTTTGTAATAGTTCAGGACCAGACAATCTCATCCAGTCAGGTATAAATTTATAAATATACTTAGCCTTTTGTAAAAGCTTTGTAGCTTCACGTTCAGTCTTTGAAAGCATAACCACAAATCTGTCTGGCCAAAAGAAAGTAATCCAGAAAGCATATGCTGCAGCCAAAGTGGAGAATCCAATCTGACGTGCCTTTAATACTATTGTATATCTATCACTTAACCATGCTTTAACAGTTTCTTTTTGCGCGTCCCTTAAAACAAAAGCAATACGTCCTTGGTTAGGGTGTTTAATATAAGCATAGTTTTCACAGAAGAAAGCAAATGCTTCTGCTAGTTCTGCTGGTGTTGCGTTCTCTGGCCCACGGCACTTACGAAAGTTCCACTCATTAAGTAAACTATTTAGTTCCACGCCAAAATTCCAATCCTGAATAACGTTGTATTGTTTCCGGCAAGAACACATCTTCTGGTTTGCGTGATTTCTTTTCTAACTTTGGTCTTACTTTGTGTAGATTCTTAATCCCTGTAAGACTGTTTTCAGAGATACCTGAGCTGTCTTCAATGTTCTGATATTCATGATTGTATTGCGGAATTTCCAAGTATTCATATATTTTATTAATTTCCTTCTGTGGGTTGTTTATAAAATTGTCATATTCAACAAAGTGAAACATATGTCTATATTCTGGATTCATTGCATGTTTCATATTGTTTAAGCATCTCATTATATCATTACCAAACTTCATTAGCCAATCTGCTCTGCGGTCAGCCATTGGTTTATCTGGAAATGTTTCTAATAAAACTTCTTTATCCATTAAAGCATTTTGCTGTGAATCAGGATGAGCATTAATGATTGTGTCAAATGAAACTAATATATCAAGTATATCTCTTACTGGACATATTATTTTAATATTTTGATTTACATAACGATAAGCTACTTCTACACCATTGGCTGATGTCCAATTAAGGTTCTTGTCAATAATGTAGTTAGCTTGTTTATCATAATAAAAGTTTTGTGGTATTGCGGCAATTGCATTAGATATTGCGTTGCCTCTGTCATAATCTTTATGTTCAAATGAATCAAATGTTTGTGTAGCATTAATCATCATTTGTAACATTGGACTTGCCGGCGAAACCCACAAGTCTGGATTTTGATTTAATATTGAACTAAGTACTGTTGCACCTGAGCGTTGAAGCCCAGCCAAAAAAAAGAATTCCTTCATATTATTTCCTTCGTTATTTGATTATGCGTTTGTTGCCATTACATACCAGTCGGTACCATCATACACTATTGTAGCAAATGTTCCTGCAACAGCTTTACAAATGTCTGTTTGTGCTGCGCCGCCTGTATGGGCATAAACGTTGCTTGATGCAGACACAATCTTATGGTTGGCCCAGTTGTTAAATGTAATTGCGCGACCAATGTATTCTGAACCTGATGGTAAAGTGACTACAATTGCTGAGCCTGATTTATTATTAATAATCCAGTTTTCAGTATCAGCTACAGTGAAGTCTGCTGTCTTTGTTACTGGTGCAGTAGTTGCATAGTACTCTGTTACCTTGGCGTAACCAGTGATTGATGCGCGGTTTGTATCGATGTCAAATCCAACACCAGGAACTCTAAAGTTTGTAACTGAAGAGTTACCTAATGTTATCTGATTGGATACAGATGCAGATGTTGCTGCTGCGTTATAACCAAGGATAATATTATTAGAACCAGTTGTTAAGTTATTAGTTCCGCTGTTTCCAGAGTTATAACCAATTGCTACGTTATTAGAACCACTAGAGATATTATAACCAGCATTGTAACCAAGTGATGTGTTTCCAGCACCAGCTTGATTATTCCATGATGAGTAAGCACCTATTGCAGTGTTGTAGTTTCCACTACTTCCACTAAAGTAATAAGTATTACCTGAATCCCATCTTGATAATGCGGCGAATCCAATTGCGGTGTTACCGTTACCAGCAGTGGAGTTATAATATGACCATACACCAACTGCTACGTTTTCATTACCAGTTGCATTGCAATAACCTGCAACGCTTCCAATGCCTACGTTTCTAATTCCATTACTTAAACCTAATGCATAGCGACCAATTGCTAAGCTTCTTTCAGCAGTTGTTGAATAAGCCATTGCATAATAACCAACAGCCATGTTTCTTTCGCCAGTTGTTAAAGCCTTTAATGCTCCAGTACCAATTGCAAAGTTAGCTAAAACACCAGTTGTAGATAATGTTGAATTAAGCAATGCATTATTACCAATGGCAAAGTTTTGACTAGAATTTGTAATCTTCTGTAATGCAGTAGAGCCAATTGCAAAGTTATTAGTGCCAGTAGTTACATCTTTTAATGCACCAGTACCAATAGCAAGGTTATTGTTACCAGTTGTATTATCTTCTAGTGCAGTTCCTCCTATTGCAACGTTATTAAAACCAGTAGTATTATATCGCAATGCAGAGTTTCCAACTGCAACGTTGTTATTACCACTTGTATTACTAAACAATGTAGCGTTACCAATTGCTAAGTTATTTTCTCCACCAGTTGCTTCTTGCATTGCTCCAGCACCAATAGCAATGTTAAAGTTAGGCGTTGCAGCATCAGAAAATGCCGAGTTACCAATTGCTATGTTGTTGCCTCCAGTAGTAAGACTTTCTCCTGCACCAGCACCAAAAAGTGAGTTATTACCTCCAGTTGTAATTAATAATCCAGAACCAGAACCAACTACTGTATTACTATCACCAGTAGTTACATCACGTAATGCATTAGCACCGATAGCAGTGTTAAAGTTTGCGTTAGCTGGACCTGTCGGGCCAGTTGCTTGGTTACCAGCACCAACACCAAGTGCAGTGCTAAGATTTGGTGAATTATTAGTGTATACGTTGCTGATTCCTGGACCTGTGGCACCTGTCGGACCTGTCGGTCCCGTAACACCAGCTGCACCAGTCGGGCCTGTAGAACCAACATCACCTGTGGGACCTGTCGGACCCGTCACCGTACTAGCAGCACCTGTAGGTCCCGTCGGGCCAGTCACCGTTGAAGCCGCGCCTGTAGGGCCTGTCGGGCCCGTTACAGTGGAAGCATCTCCTGTCGGGCCTGTAGGTCCCGTAGCACCTACTGCGCCAGTTGGGCCCGTAGGGCCGGTATCTCCTTGAGGACCTGTCGGACCCGTTGCGCCCGTGGGTCCGGTTACAGTAGAAGCTGCGCCTGTGGCACCAGTCGGTCCTGTGGCACCAGTCGGTCCTGTCGGACCTGTCGGACCTGTCGGACCTAAAAAGTCAAAAGCTAAAACAAGGCCTTCACTGTCGTTAAAGTTTCCACCAGTTGAAGAAACAAGAGTTAAACCAGTTAAATCTAAATAACCAGTTTGTTGCGTGAAACCTGTTAGTGTAAAGATTTGTGTTTTTGTAAAAGCACTGTTTGCTAAAGCAAATTTAGTTGCACCGGTGGTAATAAACGTTTTTATTGGCACCATAAAACTTTGACCAACTGATGTATATGTATCAATGCTAATGGTTGTTGCGGTGTTTTGTGTTGCGTTGTTCCAAAGAAGTTTTCCTATACCAGGGTCACCAGAAGTCGCACTAGTATTAGCTCTATAGTTTATTGCAGTGCTTGAGCCAGCATCAAATGCATAGTCTTGTAACCATATTGGTTCATTGTTTGTATAGGTCCCATTACTGCTTTGAAGTTCTACGTTGAATTCTACGTACGTTGAAAAATATGTAGTACCTATAATAATCCAAGTTTGAAATACATTAGTACTAGCAAAATCTTGGTCAGTTATTGAAATTCTAGGACCAATATCAAACAGACTATAAATAGATTCTAAATTAGTTCCGTCAGCATCTGTATAACTAATAAATAGTTTTGTTGCGGAAGTTTGAGTTGCATTGTTGTACGAAATAAAACCAGAACCTGGGTCACCAGAAGTTGAACTAGTATTTATTTTGTAGTTAATTAGTGTTTGAGATGTACCTAGTGGACCTGTCGGGCCTGTGGCACCTGTCGGACCCGTTGCGCCCGTCGGACCCGTTGCGCCAGTCGGGCCCGTAACTGTTGAAGCGGCTCCTGTCGGACCTGTCGGTCCCGTTACAGTGCTAGCAGCTCCCGTAGGTCCTGTAGGTCCTTGTGCACCTGTGGGTCCCGTCACAGTGGACGCTGCGCCTGTGGCACCTGTCGGTCCAGTCACAGTGGAGGCAGCTCCCGTGGCTCCTGTTGGTCCGGTCACACCTGCTCCACCCGTGGGTCCTGTCGGTCCTGTCACAGTAGAGGCTGCTCCAGTGGCTCCTGTCGGTCCAGTCACACCTGCTGCACCCGTGGCTCCTGTCGGTCCAGCTGCACCAGTCGGACCCGTGACCGTAGAGGCAGCACCAGTGGCTCCTGTTGGTCCGGTCGGTCCGGTTACTGTACTGGCTGCTCCCGTAGCACCAGTCGGCCCTGTGGCTCCAGTCGGTCCGGTTACGGTTGAGGCTGCGCCAGTAGCACCGGTCGGGCCGGTTACTGTAGAGGCTGCTCCTGTGGCACCCGTAGGTCCCGTGGCACCTGTCGGTCCGGTTACTGTTGAGGCAGCACCTGTTGCTCCGGTCGGGCCTGTGGCACCTGTGGGGCCGGTCACTGTACTAGCAGCGCCTGTAGCACCCGTCGGTCCAGTCGGTCCTGCCGGGCCAGTAGGACCCAAAGCTCCTGTCGGGCCCGTTGCTGTAGTTAAATAAGGAAGTCCATTCCAGTTGGTAGTACCATCACCAATCTTTGCTTTGTTGGTATCATACTCATAACCAATTTCGCCGGCAAGCAGAATAGGATTATTAGAAGCCCATAACGCAGCAGTGTCACGTCTTACTTGTACAACAACAGCCATTTAAAATCCCCTTGCATCGTAATCGAAATCTCTTCTTGTTTCAAACACATATTGAGATGTACCAAATGCCGTAGCAGCTGGACTTAAAGAACCAGCCGTACCTGTGTTAGCATCAAAAGCACCAGCAGCAGTAGTAGTAGAAGCTAGAGCTGTAATATTTGAGTTAAGCAAATAGTGAAATTGCACACTTGATGAAGTGCCGCCATCAATCAAATCTTCTTGTTGGTGGTCTACTAGTAGGTCACCCTGTTGCTTGTAGAGTTCTCTCTTAAGGGTGTTCATCATCCTAGACAGCAGCAAGTTGCTGTTGCCCTGAATGGTATTGTTACCCGGCGCACTCCAAACAGCTCTGATAACTACTCCTTATTCTTAATCTTCTGTTGTGTTATTTCAACTATCATTGCCTGAAGTTCGGCATCTGACAAATCTTTAACACTTGATTCAGTTTTAATATTAACAGTTTGAGCTTGCTGCAAAAAACCTGTAGCCTTTAAATACAACTCGGCACTCTTAGTATCACCTGAGACACCCTTAATGTATAAGGCATCTAATAATGATTGAGTTCTTTCTGGCGATTCCGCTAGACCCTTGACCCCAATGGACCAACGCTCGATGAAATTTTTTTTCTTTTCCCATGTGCCCAATGTGTTAATATGGACACCATGTTCTTCTGCCCAAGCTTTTTTAGTTTCAGGGGTTCTAGCATTTTCAGGTGTAAGTAGCCAACTTAGGTATTCTTCTTGGGCATTGGTTAAGAAGAGAGCTTCGGTTCTTGACATGAAATCCTTATCCTTCGGGAAAAAAAGTGTTCTATATGTAAAGATAATCTGTTACATCCTACAGTATACAATAAATTTTCTAAATAAGTTTGTTACTTTGGTAACGGAATGCTATACTATAGAGGCACTGGTAAACAAAGCGCTAGTAAGGAACCCCGGTTCTGTGCTACTAGTCACATAGCTTTACCTTTTAGGTCCGTTTGAGGGGGTCGGCCTTCGCATTTTTTAAATCATACATTAAACATTCGAGTATAATAAACCAGCTCGACGGAGAGCAAACATCCGCCTGGCAGTAGTCAACCTACTGAAAAGTCCCCAGGGGTTCAGAAGACTGTTTAAAGAATAAAAGCATAATATAAATATTATTATTAAAAGGTTAGGTTTTAGCTTCTAATAATAAGAAGTTGCAGCATAAGAAAAATAATATTATTATAAATAAAACTTGTACTTCTTGCTAAAAGAGGGTACAATATATAAATAACCAATCAACAGGAGATAATAATAATGTCAAACCCAGCAACAGCAAAACAGATGGCACTAATTGCTAAGCATAATATGCCAGTACACAGTGACACTCTAACAGTAAAAGAAGCATCAGCAATCATAGACACCTTTGCCAAAGCCAATGGCTGGGCTCAAAAGGGATTCGCGGCCAACGAGAAGCCACAGACCCCTACACCAATGCCAGATTCTTTTTAATTTTTTTTTATTTTGATTTGATTTAAGGATGCTTAGTGTGTTACACTAGAAGCCTCTTGGGAAAGCCTCAGGAGACTTGGGGGTAATGCCTTGAGTACATAATCAGTGATGATGAACTAAATAGTAACTTTACTAGGTTGGGGACAACTTAGAGCTTTCGTGAGGAAAGGGCCAGGGGAGTAGATACCTCTGGTCTTTTTCTTATATGTCCCTAAATGTATTTGGCATTGCAATAATAAACAAAGGGCAGTACTTAAAGAAAAAGGGGTGGGGGGTATTTGGAATATCCTGCTTCGCCCTGTATAGTACGGTACCCTACTGTTATAGTGGTGGTAGGGGGGGTGCTATGGGGGTGTGCCTTGGGGTATGTATGTAACACACTGAGTATGATGAGGGTGTGTACTGGGTGGTTATGGGGACAGGGCTACTGTGTATGCATTAGGGTATATGTCTATAGTCTCTCTCTATGATTATAATATAAAAGGATTAATTGATTGATTGGTCTTGCCGGCCATCTGGTGATATATCAACTATATATTATTATGCTGAGTTGCAATGGATGAGATGAGATGATATACTGATGTGGTCAGTTAGGGAGTAACGCGGGGGGCTAGCTTCCTGACTGGCACTATACGATATAATAGCTAGACCATAATAAGACCCAGGATTGTACAGTATTCCTTCTGTATAGTCCTGGGTTTCTCCTTATCTGGGTTTCTTTAATATTAAAAGCCGGCAAAAGAAAAGAACTAATGCTGTATCTTATTCTATAGAGGATGAGTATAACCTAGAGAGATAGCAATGCCTTATGCTGATTGGGTTACCATCTGGATTAGTGATGGGTTAGAGCTGGATTATCTCGGATTAAGATACCCTTAACCTTTAACTTTAATATACCCTATATGTAAGGAAGTGAGGTTCTATCTGCATTTGTGATGGCTCATGCTGGATTAATCATATAATATAATACTTGTATTGAACTTGTATACCTTGATTAAAGATAAGCACTTGAGCATTAGTTCTCTCTCTGTATTATGTATCATCACATTGATAAGCTTCAAAGATTGTTTTTTGCGGCGGCCATTTGATAATATATCACAAGAATATCTCGATTAGAACTTGACTCACCAGTTGTTACCTGTTACTATCTATTTGTCAACGAAAACAAGGAGAAATTAAAATGGAAACTTTAACAAAGGATAACTGGAAAACAACTTGGTCTGCTGAGTGGTGTGAAGGTAGAGCTTTAAAACAAGAGTTAATAACATGGTGTGAAAAGAATCATGAAATGGTTTTAAGAGAGATTGACCACAGACATGGTTTAAAAAACTTTACAGATTGGCCTAAAGTTGAAGGCAATTATACTGACACTCTTCAATTCTATATTGCCATGGTGCAGTGGCTTAAAATTCATGGTCATGAAATGGATGATAAAGAGTATTGGGAAGAAGTTTCTGAGTCATGGCGTTTGTATAAGCATCCTGAGATGCATCATAGTTATTTTAATAAGTTGTTCTTTGCCGGCCGACCGAACCGCGAGAAGTACATCATGACACCAAAATCTAAAGAGCTTTATGATTCCCTACCAGATGTAGTTACAGTCTACCGTGGATGCTGGAAGGGATGCGAAGATGGTCTGTCTTATAGTTTAAGAAAAGAAGTTGCTACATACTTTGCCTTTAGAGGTATTGGCTTTCCACGTGGACATCGTATAATTACAGCTGAGGTTAAAAAGAAGGACATCATCATGGTTTTAGATGCTGACCTTGAGCAAGAGGTTATTGCCACCAAGGTCAAGGTACTCGATATTGCTGAGGTAAGCCAAAAGGAACAAGAGCAACCGCTCTACACCAGCCTTAAGGTTGAGTGGGATAACAAGACAGCAGCACACAAAGCTGGAGTCTACGTAGGATAATGTATAGAGCCCGAGTCAAAGCTACGCTTTGATCGGGCGATACAACTAGTCACCAATACAAACAACAACATAGAAGGATAATGATATGAAGAAGAAGAAAGTAAAGATTGATACATGCCCAAGCTGTGGCAAGCCAAAGGTAACTGAAGAGATGAATGCCTTTACAGCAGTACAAGAAGCCATGCAGTACATCAGAATCAATGACAACAGTCCATACATGATAGAAGAACTGCCCTTGTACGAAGGTAAGATAGTATGAGCATCATTGAGAGTGTTTATGTTAATATTAAACCTGAAGATGTTAAGAGCTTTAATAACTTTAAAGAAAAAGTTGTTCTTGCCGGCGAATCGGAATGCTGGACGTGGAATGCAGCCATCAACAAGTTGCATAATCGTCCAATGTTCTGGTTCAATGGCTCATGGAGCACAGCAGCCAGAGCATCCTTATACTTTAAACAAGGATACTTAACTAAAGGACTGCATGTATGTCATGACCCTGTTACTTGTGACAATACTCTTTGCGTCAACCCATTACACCTGCGTGAGGACACACCATCAGCTAACACTAGGGACTTACTCACCACAGGCAAGCATAATAATAAAAGAAAAACTCATTGCCCACAAAACCATGCATATTCCGAAGATAACATTTACTATTACAGAGGAAGACGCTTCTGTCTAACATGCAAAGCAGACTACTACAAGAAAAGAGGCAAGTAAATGAATGAGGCAGTCACATACGCTGGTGTAATCTATATGATTATAGGCTTTACTATTGGTAGAGTTATTGGTATAATTCTTATAGATAGATTGGAGAAGAAGAATGATAAATGAGATTGTATTTATGACTGTTATGTTTGCGGC